GATGGATCTGCATGGTACTCCTTCAATCTGGAGGCCCCTCGCAGGAGAGGCCCCCAGTTCGATCCTTAGTACGCGTTCCCCAGCATGACCGTGGGCAACTTGGCGCTATGCGCCATGCCATCAGGGCCACGCAGCCGTTTCGGGCTGTAGACAATCTCTAAGCCCAAGAGAAACTTGTCCTCAGACAGGCCAACCGCGAACGTGTCCATTTCTACCTGCAACGCCAAGGCTTCGGTGTTGTAGGCTAACGTGCCGCCCTTGAGCAGTCCGTAGGAGGTGACCTGATACTTGTAGGCCCCAACCACCGTATCCTGCGCAATCACGGTCGTGAGCGCATTCGTCGCCGCCGCAATGGTCGTGCTATCCGGCACGATGCCGAGATAGAACACTTTCCAATCGATAGTGTCGGCGGTGTCCGCACTGCCGGAGGTCCAATGCACGCGGAAACGAATGTCCCGCGTCAGGTCCATGTCGTAGGGCAGCCCCAGCAAGTGGTCGAGCACATCGCCGTCCGTATCGGGCAGCGGGGCCACCATGCCGAAGGTTGAAATTTCTTTCGTCACGAGTGCGCCGGTATTCGCGCCGATTGAGACCCCAGCGGCCCCGATGAGGCCGGTGAAGCTCACCCCAGGAATGAAGATGCGGCCAGGACGCCACTCGAAATTCTTGTCCGAGTAATGCCGCATGGCTTGTGAGGTACTAAATCCGCTCATGGAAGCTCCTTTCGCACGGCTCAAGGGGGAGCAGGAGCGCTCCCCCTATCTGGCCTTCTTACCGAAACGCGACCCAGTTATAGACCTTGCTCGCTTCCTGGCAGGACGCATCCGTGCCCACCAACACGCCGTGATTGGTGCCGTCCGTCTGCGCAATCGGCGTAATGCCACCGGACGTAACGGCGGCTCCCGCATCGGTGATCCCGGATGCGTCCGCCATGCCGGAGGTCCACGTCAGCGACACGTCTTTGTCGGTGGCGTTCACGATGTAGAATCGCGACGGCACAAACCCGCAATTGACGTAGGTCGCGGATGGAGACGCATCACAGGTGAGCGTTCCAGAGACTGAGGCATTCGAGATGCTGGGGGCATAGGTGACAGTTCCAACGGCCATACTTTAGTTCTCCCTTCTGACGCCATAGTCCGGCACGTATTCATACGACTGGTCCGGTCCCGTATAGGCTTGTGCCTGCGGGCGACCGCGCCAGCCGTCCTGAAACTTATCCAGCGCATTCGACCGGATGTAGGCGGACTTGGCTTGTTCAACATGCTGCACGTATTCCTCTTCGGCCTCATGCTGTTTGCCGAACTCGAAATACTTGATGTGTCCATTCACCCCAACCGGCAAGATGTACCGCTTCATGGGGTCCATGAATTGGGTCCGCTCTAAATAGAACTTGACCATCTTGCCCTGCGGGGCCGGATGTTCAACCGTGCGTTTGCTATACGTCGCCGCCATACGATCTCCTTCTAGCTCACGCTGGCGTAGAGGCTTTTGACGGCCTCTACGTCCAGCTTCACTTCAAAGCACCCAATGCGCCGCTTGTCGCTGGCTCGCTTCTTCTCGAAGCCATTGACGTACTCATTGCAGAGCGCATCGGCTTGAGACCGCTTCAGGCCACGCTGAAACACGTTCCCGTCAATCAGGACTTTCCAGACCGGCAGGCCGTTGTAATCAGCGTTCGCCATGGCTTACAGCGAGGCCGCGCACATGAGGCGCGCCATCCACAGTTCATTGACTCGTTTCCGCGCCCCGATGGTTTTCCATCCCATGGTGCTGATCTGGTCCAGGGGGTCCGCCGTTCCCGCCGAGCCCAACGGCTTGGCAATGAACGAATGCGACTTCCCAGAGAGCGGAATTTTCTTAAAGGCATCCTTGCCGAAGAACAGGATGGTGTAGACATCGACGGTGCCGGTCGAGTTCTTGACCGCTGTCGATGAGCCACCGCCACCCGCGTACACTTTCGCGCCAGCGCCGAGGCTGGACACGTCAGCGGCAGGGAAGAAGGCCAATTCCTTGTAACGGCCTGCTTCGCCTTCCACTGCGCCCTTGTATTCCCAGGCGTACTTGAACCCGTTGATGTTCTGGAGGTCGAACATCACGGCGGGCCGCGTAATACCAGGGAACGCGGGAGCAACGGGGTAGCTGTTCTCGGAGGTGTTGTTGCTATTGCCGGACAACGGGTGCTCGGCTCCGGCATCGTTCAACGCCCGAATGACGCGGTCCAGATCGTTGAAGTCAGGAATTTCCGTGACATCCGTAATCTGGGTGCCATTCGAGTAGAAGGCGTTTGTGGTGCCGATGGCGGTATCCCGATCAACCACGTCAATCGTCATGCCTTCCTGTTCGGACAGAAGCATGGTGAACTCGTTGAGGATCGGGTCTTTCTGGGTCCACCGCGCTTTATCGGTCAACGCGATAAAGTCGCCGTGCTGCACCAGTGAGGCTTGGTAGTCGTCGAGGCTCGGGGTTTTCCCGGCAGGCGCGACCCCTTCCGTCAGCGGCGACAGCGCCAAGGCGAGATGCAGCCAACGCCGCATCAGGACCGTTGAGCCTTCATTCATCGGCAGTTCCACACTGCCTGCCCAGCGTCCATGAAAATTCTTCTGAATGGCCCGCTTCAGCATCTTGCGGCTAAAGTAGGCCTGTGTGACTCCCGGTTCAGGGGAGAGGTCAGAGGCGAGCTGTGAGGTTCCAACTAATGGCATCGGTTAGGCTCCTAGAGACAACTCCCGCTCGTACTTGGCAAACTCCGCGTCACTCATGGCCCAGATTTGTTTCTCTGACACGCCGCCCGTTTTGGCAACGGTGGCTGTGCCTGCGCCGTTCTTGACGGCGGCCTTGGCCTGCTTCTGCAAACTGCCCAGCAGTTCCTTGCGGTCGGACTGGACAATGCGCGTCTTGCTGGCTCCGGTCTTATGCGCGGCCCACAGCACGGCGTCCGCCTTCAAGGCGGTACTGTCTGGGTATCCGGCACTGCGCATCTGCAGGTAGCGTTGCTCAGCCATGGTGTACAGCGGAGACCCCGGCGAGAGGTCTTGTTGATAGGTTTCAAACACCGCCTGAGCTTCGGCCTCTAACGACTGTGACGCGCTCTGCTTGGTGCTGGTCGCCTGCCATTGGCTTTGCGCTTCCAGCTTGCCAATCTCCCGGTCATAGCGGGACACCTGGCTTAATGCCCTGGCCCGCTCATTCCATGGGATGTCGTCGCGCTCCGCGTACTGCTGCCACTTGTTGCGCTCCGCTTCGTGCTTTTCGATAGTGGAGGCAACGGGGTCAGCGGTCGTGGATGGCTGAGCCGTGGCGCGTTTGTACGCGGCCAGTTCTCCCGCCATGCGCGAGGCTTCGCGCTGACTGTCGAGGTACGATTGCTCAAGCTCTTCTGGTGACTTGTACTTCCCAGCGTAGAGACGTGGCGCAGGTTGCCCGTCAGGGGCTGCGGCAGCGGCATCAAAACTGGGTTCAGCAGAAGGACCCTCGGCAACGGCCTCGCCTTCGGGTTGCCCTTCGTCAGGGGCCGAAGTATCAAGGGTTTCGTCACTCATTGAGGACTCCTTAAAATGCCCGGGTCAGCGGGACTGTGAGTAAACGCCCTGACCGGCTGACTAACTCTTATTCACGCCTGCGGCGGCCCCTTGGCCCTGCCCAGCGCCTAACGCTTGTGCCATCGCCTGATTTGGCTGCTGCATGCCCTTCTGGGCCAGTGACTTCTTGATCTCGTCTTTGTAGGGCACGTCTGAGGCTTCGATAATCATTTCCCCGGGAACCGGTAGGCCGATGGTGCCCATCTGCATGAGGCGGTTGAAAATGCCGTCCCTGGCTGATTGGCTGGCCTCTTGGAATCCCACGATACAATCCGCCTCAAGATCGGCAATGCGCTTGAACGCGGCATAGAGTTCTTGCGGGTCAATGGGCATTTGCATGTCCAGCCCCATCACGGTGCCCATGCGGCCCTCTTGCCCAATCACGCGGTCTAATTTTTCCGGTGAGTAGTGCTGCTGGATGGCCTTCAGGTAGAGCAGGCCGGTGTATTCCTTGGTGCGCTTCCAGTTGCCAAAGATGGGACCGATGCCCATGAGGGCCCCTGATTGGCTCGCCATCTTGGAACGGCCTGATACGGTCTTTTGCGTGTCCTGTCCAAGCGTGCTGCTGTTGATGTTGGAAATACGCATGGACATATCCAGCCCAAATTCGACCATAGCGAGATCGCCAGGGCTGAATGAGCCAGGGGGGTAATAGACAGGGGGCTGCGTGCTGTACTCGCCCACAAAGCCAGGGCGCGGGAGTTGCTTCTTGAGTTTTTCGAGGTCTTGGTTATCCGCCTTGTTGACCCACGTTTGCCCCTTGGGGGCGCGGCTCATGGTGTCCACAATGGTGGAATGATGCAGGTTGATTTCCTGCTGCGGGTCTTTCAGGTCGCGGACAATGCCCTTGATGTCATCAAGGCTGTCGGAGTCCTGAAAGCAAATGAATGGGCTGTAGCAATAACGCCAGCCGTCGAAATCCTCTTGCGGCTTGTCGTCCAGGAGTTCCCAGCCGGTTAAATGAGCGCAGCGGAGGGCCGTCGTGTCTCGCGACAAAATCGTGTAGGCGTTCGCGGCTTCGCGTCCGGCTTCGCTGCGCAATTGGTCAATCATCTGTTGCCCCTCGTCCGGCGTCATGACGGGCATCATGTCGCCCGTTTGCTGGTTGAGCAGGACGTGGGATTGAGCGGTCTGATAAATCGAGAAGGGGGCAGCGGCATCCGCCCCGGCTGAATCGTAGATGCTCTGGATCATGGCCTCGGCGGTCTTTTCGTCTTTCACCCGCTGAACGGCCTGGTCCGGTGGGGCAGCCTTGTTAATCAGCAACGTGACGGAGACCGGCACGCGGTAGTAGTGCCGCATGACCCGAATCAAATCCTTCTCTTTGTCGTACAGCTCGCGGATGAAGTGATCGGGCACGCCGGTCAACGACGGCTCATAGGGCAGCCAGTCGGCCACGTTGGTCATGCGCGACTTATGCCCAGGCCAGGTGTCGTCAATCTCGTCGGCATCCATCCACATCAGCTCGCCCTGATAGCGGGCATCGATCCGGTTGTAGAGCCGTGCGCGTGGATCGCAGTACCAGGTATTGGTCTCCAGGCAGTTGACCTTGATATCCCCCTCGATCAGGTCGTCCGTGTAGTCGTAGGAGTGATAGACCTTGAGAACAGAGAGGCCGCACGCTGACCCGAGACGGAATTGCTTCCGCTCTTCGTGGATCGCGCCGGAGCGGTCACACAAATTTTTGACGGCCAGCGTGGCTATGCGTGCAGTAAATTCATCTTCCCCGCCTCGCGGGAAATAGCGATAATCCTGCTCGCGATCTTCCTGAATGCCGCATAAGAGGTTCACTTGCGGATGGATGATATTGAATGACAGGGCTGGGCGCTTCTCAGCCGTCCGCTCTTCGTAATCACTCGCCTTCCACTGGCCCTTGCCGCCGATCTCGAAACGGATGTCGTCCTTCATCGCCTGCCGCAAGAATTGCGAAGCGTCGAAAGCGCTTTTGACCTCTTTCGTCACTTGCGAGACGAGGTCTTTCTCCTTCTTCCGGTTCTTCGATTTCGGGGCGTCTGACTGACTTACGGCCATTTAGGCGTCCACCTCAAACACGTCAAAAAACCAATGCTCAAACAACGGTCGGCACCGGCAACCGGATCGGGCAGAAATGGCTCGCGGTCGCAAGGTCTTGGATCGTGTGTTCCGCATGGCACCCCACGCAAAGCAGCCGCCCTTGTTGACTGGGATACATCTCCGTCCACTGATGCCACTTGGCGCTTTCCGGCGTGTAGTGCCACGTCATACGGTCATCCAACTTCCGTGATGCGTCGGCTGAATCGCTAAGGGGTTCCACTTGGCTTGCGCATCGCGCACCATCTGCAAGGCATCCCGTACCGGCACCGCTACTTCTTCGCGCATCACCGTCGGCAAAATGCTGAGCAGATAGCGGGTTTCGTCAATGGAATTGTGGACAAGGATGCCGTTCGCCACGAAGTTGTGATGCGGATCTACTTGCATGTCGTAGACATCTTCGTAGCCGTAAAATTCGACCGAAATAACGCGGTGGTTTGTGGTGTATTCAGCGGCCCTCAATTCGGCAATGCGGTCAAGGCGTCCGCGATGCTTGCAAGACGCTTTGCAATACTTCTGATGCGGGTACTTGACCTCGTACAACGCGCGACAGTGCTGGCACTCGCGCTGCGATTCCTTCCAGTCATAGTCAACCTTGACCTTCGCGGCTGCACGGTCCTTGCAGAGTCGTCGGCAGTACTTATTCTTCGGGTTGAACGTGTAGAAATCTTTGGCACAGCGAGCGCACTGCTTCACCTGCCCATACTTCCGCTGCATCGTTTCGCGGGTCATAGACTTCTGAAGTTCAGAAATCATCTTCCCGCCGTGATGGCGTGCCGCATGTTCGGCAGTCGTTAACTGCTCTAAGTTTTCAGGCAGATTATTGAGATGGTTGCCGTCTCTGTGGTGGACTTCGTTACCCTCAACCAAATCCCCGTAAGCTTCGTGATAGACGAAGCGATGCTCCAATACGCGATCGGTCTGACAGAGGATGTTGAGGAAGAAATCACCAGCCGCGTTCATGCTCTTGTAGAACGGCATGAGACGGTCTTTAGGCTTCAAATTCTTGAGCGGGGTATAGGTACCATCTCGCCGCATAATGAGATGGTCGGGCGTGGCAAAGAGGACGCCCGAGTCATGCGTAAGCTTCCAGACTTCGCTCTTGACGCCGGTTTGCTTCACCCACGCAGCCTTGGCGACGGTGAGCTTCTTGCGGTCGTGGTCATAGCAATAGACCCACGGAGTCTTACCGACTAAATCCTTGATGCGGTGGTATCCGTCCGGACATGCAATCTGCGCATCACCGGTTAAGCAATGGTCGTTGTGGTCTACCGGCTCATCAGGCTGGTTCCGCATGACCGTGCCCTTGGCCTTCTTCCACTTGTAGTTCATGAATTCGGTAATGGCCTTCTCGTTGTCGCCGCCTTCGCAGATGAGCAGGCGCGGGCTCCCCGATTGGCCGGTATAGGGATGAATCAAGGTCGTATCGACGGCCAGGTGTTCGTTGAGACGGTTGAATCCGGCTTGCCAGTCATTCTGCCCAGCGACAGGAAACACGCCGTTCGCGTTGTATTCATCGACCACGGCAAAGACATAGTCTCCACGAGACTGGTTCTTGGCCCAACAAGCAGGGTCTAAGACTTCGAGCTTCGGTTTCGAGGGCAGCCCAGCAATCAGCGCCTTCAATCGTGAGGCGTGATAACTGACAGGCTTGCCGCCGCCTTCGTAATGCGTATAGAGCCGGATCTTGATGCCAGTGGGCGTCACGCCCCAGACCCCGATGCTGGTAGGGTTGCTCAGTCCGTGGTCAATCGAGACGTAGTAGGTCCATGACGGGTCTGGGCGCATGGGCGGGATGACGTGCAGCTCTCGCGTGAACTGCGGGAACACACGGCCTTCAAACACTTCCCACGAGCCGTCGAGATACCGACGACGGGCTTGCTCGGGGAAAATCTTCAGCATGTCGTCCACGTATTCGCGGGTCGTAAAGCCCGCATCCATGCCGTCAAACGTGGTGGCTTGATAGAGCTTGTAGCCTGCGGCCCGTTCAGGGCTGTCCGGATGGAAGAAACGATAGAGGTATGAGGCAGTCCCTTCGGGGTTAAACGTCGCCATGCCGTAGGTAGGGGCTACAATCACGGAGCCGTCAGCACGCCGGAGGGGCTGCCCATGATGATAGAGAACGGTTTGCTTGCGGAGGCGGGAGACGAGCAGGTTCCAGCGCTCGTCGTCAATTTCTTCTGCCTGATCGACCCAGAACCATCCGAGATTGATGTTCTTGAGGCCTCGCGCCTCCTTCAAGTCGCCGTAATAAATCTCTGAGCCGCCGTACTGGCGCTTGAACTTGATGAAGCCCATCGACTTGTTGTGCGTTTCAAACATTGAGGCGGGCACCATGTTGAAAAACTCTGACATGGTGGTCTGCACCAGCTCTTTGCCGTCCCATCGACCGATATAGCCGCGATTCCGTGGGAACAGGATCGACATGTAGAAGGCTTTGGCGCAGCCGGCAGAGGTCTTGCCGTTGCCTAATCCCCCGCCATAGGCCTGAAAGCGGTGCTCCCAGTCGTGGAAGAACGCGCTCTGCGTGCGCATGAACTTGGGCAGGTCTTTATCGAAGAGGTTCAGCGGCAAGGAAAACTTGCGCTTCTCGAATTGGGCCTCTAAGAGTTTCGGTTTACTTGCCATTCATCTCGCTGCGTGACGCGAATAACTGAGGATTCAAATCATCCTTTAGCCAATAAAAAAAACGCCTTCCCAGGGAGGTGAATCCCCAAGAAGGCGTTCCGGTAACGGAGTAGCCGCTATATGTTGCTAATTAATTATTGATTCGTTCGTTTCTTCCGTGGCCCGTGGTGTATACAGCCGAAGTCTGGGCCGACGTACAAATATCCATACTCGTCACCATCAGTAACAACTTTCACGCCACTGCGAGGAGTCACCTGCCCAGCATTATCAATATCCTGGATAAACTCGTGTTCACAGCACCCAGCATTCTCGTCTTGCGGCTCATCTAACACCACATAAAACTTGCAGGTCCTGCACAGATTCACGCCTTAATCATCTCCGTGTAGTACGTCGAGAGCTGCGTATCCCCTAACTGCGCGTCTCGGTAGCTCATCGAAATCTCGATATTGACCTTGCCATACGCCGGAGGATCAAACTCTGCTAACC